GTTTGTGTCGGAAAAATTCCTCACCAATTCGTCTGCGCTTGCATATACCATTATGCCTGCTCCCGTTCCATGTAGTAGCGAGCCTCAGAGAGCCAGTAATCACGCGACTCGGTGAGTCTGTAATTGGCAATCGCTGTGGTGATGATGACGATAATTGACGAGGTTAGCGCAATAGTTAGCGCAATCAAGTCACCTGATGACAATGTAACCATTTCATATCCTTTGAACTGTCGGGATATCCCGACATGATAGCAATTTGCTACCACGCGCTCACCGCAGGACTCGCACCTACGTAACTACCTTTCGTGAGCCACCAGCCTTGCGCCTGCCCAATTCAGGGCAAGGCTCTCGCTAATAAGCCTAGTCTACCATGCGAAAATGATTGGGTCAAGCCTCGCAATCATGCCCGTAGGCATATTCTTCGATGGTGATGATGCGCTTGCACTCAGGACATTTAATCACATTGACTCCTTGTTAGTAAGAGATAGCCAAAGTTCTAGCATCTCGCGTGTAATCGGTCCGTTTGTGAACCACTCTTGAACTTCTTGCTCGCTCATTGTGACTCCCTATTAGAAGCCTCACGCATAGCGCGTACTCCACGCTCATAGAGTTCACGCTCGCGGCGTGCTTCCTCTTTGATATTCAGGCGAACTTCCATCGCCTCTGCGAGTTCAAGAAGAACTGGGTCACTCGTTACTGCTTTCATCTTCGTACTCCGTTCTTGTCGGGATATCCCGACAGATAGTTGTTGGGTATCAGTAAGGGCAGAACCCTCGCTGATGACATTAGTCTACCCTATGGAAATGATGCTGTCAAGCGCCATATATCCTTCGTGTCGTCGGGATATCCCGACACTCTGCGCAGGTCGGTGGCAATCATCACTCATGCACAGGTCGGTTACTGTCGTAGTTCGGTGGCTGTCGTCGTTCGTTCACAAGTTTGTGTCGGATTTTTGCAATTCGGCGCTAGCCATGATTCGTTTGTGTCGGGCTGACCGCCGACAAATTTTTTGGGTCAAAAAAAATAGGCAAAAAAATAACCCCCGCTTTCGCGGGGGCTATCTCTTTTCTTACTAGGCGGTGATACCAACCTTCTCTGCTGTGACCTTGTTCAATTCGATGAGCAGGTCATAAACGTCATCTTCGATTCCATCACCTAAGCCTTCAACCAGGCTAATCATGGACTTTATGGCTGTCTCGATAGAGACCGCTTTCTTCGATGACTTTGGAGATTCCTTAGACTTTCCCGCGTTCTTTCGTGCGTTGAAATCTTTAATCTCTTTCTTCAATGCGTCATAGGTTGGGAACTGTTCCGCAATTCCAACACCTAACTTATATGCTGCGGTTGCCTTCGTTAATTTCTCTTTGGTGGTAAGTGCGTGGAAATCTTCGAACCCCGCACCCTTCGCCATAAGTTGAAGATAAGTTGGTAACGCCTCAATCTGTGAGGTTAGAAGTACAGGAGACTTCGTACCTAATTCCTCAACGCTCTTTCGTGCGCTGCGGATATCAACCTTTCGAGATGTGACCAACTTTGCGAACTTCGTAACCGCAATCTCTGCTGCGGTGTCGGACTTCTTCGTTGCTAGAACTAGCGAAGTCCATGCCGCGTTCACTGATGGAATTGTGATTACTACGGGTGCTGCCTTTGGTGCTTTCGTTGCCTTTGATGCTTTTGACATGTGATGCCTTTCGTTGGGTATGGCGGTGTTGCCATGCCTCAATTCTAGGGCATAAAAACGATTCTGTCTCGTAGGGGCAGGGGGCAATTTCATGCGGGATTCTGTCGGGATATCCCGACAGGGGGCAGGGATTAACGCAACACAGCTCAAAAGCCAGGGTTTCCGTTGATCCGCGAGAGTCGCGGGCAACGCATGAAACCCCTATGAAATAACCACTTTGGAAGGGTGCGAAATAACACTTTGCAAAGGGTGAAATTAGCGGGGTCGAATTACGCAACATGGCGGGCGGGCGCGGGTCGGGTCGGGTTGCCATCGAATACATGAAAGAGATGACGCCTAGCGCGTAGCGCATGGCGATAGATGATGCACATATCCTTATCCATATTTATTTATTTATCCCCCCGTAATTCATTTATGAATAAGGGTATGGAGATAGTTGTTCACTACACATAGCCACATATGCGAAAAAACCACGCGCACACCTGCCGCGCTGATTCTTTTGAGCCGAGGTTTATTAAATCGAGGCGATTATATGTATATATACTCCATAAATAATTTTCTGTTATATTATATTACCCCCCTCAGAGTACTAAAAGTACTCCTCGGACAGTGTGACTTACGTCACAGTGTACGCTTAAGATATGCGGGTTCGGGAAAATACTTTCCCAACCCACTCGGAAAAGACCCGTTTGAACGGGTCTTCTATAGTATATATATACTATTACGGAGTCGCTCCGTTTAAGACTCCGCTCCTCCTATATATAATATAATTTTTGAATTTTTTTATACAGATGCCCCTCGTATGCCGTTTTTAGGGTGTGTTAAATAGGCGTTTTTAGATGGGACGTAACATGGGACGCAAGGCTGGAAAACAGAGTTATACCAAGGAGGACGCCCAGGCTAAGGTCCTGGTCCTTCTAGAGCAGGGTGCCACCGTCACAGCCGCTATGGCCGCCGTAGACCGTCAGGACACCGCCTTCCGCCAGTGGACGATGCAAAACCCAGAGTTTAAAGAAGCCTCTGACAAGGCTCGTCTAGCAGGTAAAGGTATCAAGGCTGACCTAGCCGAGATGAAGGATATGCCCTTTGCCGAGTTCTCAGAAACCTTCTTAGGTTCTAGGCTCTTCGACCATCAGTTAAACTGGATTGACCTTATTGAGGGTAAGCCGCCACGTTGGCTACCCGCTGGTATGACTTACGACGAGGGCGACCCTAACCGTGTCCTCATCAACGTGCCACCCGAGCACGCCAAGTCGACTACTATCACGACCAACTACGTGACATACAAGATTGTGACCAACCCTAACACCCGAGTGATTATCGTTTCTAAAACGCAGGGTATGGCTCGCAAATTTTTGGGTGCAATCAAAACCCGATTATCCCACCCTGGCTACACTAAACTCCAAGCGACCTTCGGTCCTAATGGTGGGTACAAGGCAGATGCTACACAATGGTCTGCCGACATGATTTATCTAGGTACAGGACGAGACTCTGGCGAGAAAGACCCTACGGTCCAGGCTCTGGGCTTTGGTTCTCAGATTTACGGAGCACGTGCCGACCTGATTATCCTAGATGACGTGGTTATGGGCAGCAACGCCCATGAGTGGGAAAAGCAAATCGAATGGCTTCAAAAGGAAGTTATCACTCGTTTGGGACGCCACGGTAAACTTATTATTGTAGGAACCCGAGTATCATCTGTAGACCTCTACAAGATGATTAGGGATGGCTCACAGTGGACAGGTGGCAAGACGCCCTTTACCTACTGTGCTATGCCAGCAGTATTGCAGTTCGACGATAAGCCGAAGAACTGGAAAACGCTTTGGCCCGCGACGGACCAACAAGAAAATGATTTGGACGATGTACTTGAAAATGGACTTTACCCCAAATGGGATGGACCCTCGCTCTTTAAGCGTCGCTCTGAGGTCGCTCCGTCAGTATGGGCTATGGTCTACCAACAAGAAGACGTCCAAGAGGACTCAATCTTCTCGCCTACCTGTATTGCGGGCTCCGTCAACGGAATGCGCAAAAGAGGACCGCTAAAGGCGGGTACCCCAGGACATCCCCAGCGTATTGAAGGTTATACCATCATTGGCCTTGACCCTGCTATGGCAGGTGCTACAGGAGCCGTTGTATGTACCTATAACCGAGCAGATGGGCGTATCTACGTCCTAGACTGTATCAACATGACTGACCCAAGCCCTGCAAAGATTCAATCTTTGATTGAGGAGTGGGTCGAGAAGTACAGACCGCAGGAACTGCGCATCGAAATTAACGCACACCAGAAGGCGTATGCCTTAGATGATGACTTAAGAGCATACTTAGCATCTTACGGATGCCAACTCAACTCACACTTTACTGGCAAGAACAAATGGGACACGTCTTTTGGTGTAGCGTCTATGTCTATGCTATTCGGAAACACCAGAGATGGCCGTTTCCAGGACAACAATATAATCGAACTACCAAGTAATGAAGGTTCTGAGGGGCTAAAGACTCTGGTGCAGGAACTCATTACCTGGAAACCAGACACCAAGAACCCAACAGACTGTGTTATGGCTCTATGGTTTGCTATTATCCGCATACGCGAGATGATGCAGCAAAGCAGTAATGCATCTAAGTGGATGCAGAACCGATGGACAACCCAGGCTCAAGCCTCAAGGCGACAAGCAGTTAATTTAGACGAAGCATTTGCGGACCAATGGTCCCAAACTTACGGTTAGGATACCAATGGCATTATCAATGGAACAGGTTGCAGCACGCGTCGAAGCGTTGCGCTACCGTAACCACGAACGAGATGCTCGTAACCTTAGCGTACTCGCAGTCCGCAAGGGCCAAATTGCATCAGTATACCCTGAGTTCTTCCCAGAGGGCGTAGATGCCAACGTAGTTGCTAACTTTATCGACGTGGTAGCCCGTGACCTTTCAGAAGTCATGGCTCCACTCCCAGCAATCAACTGTTCTGCTGCTAACTCCGTTAGCGACAAGGCACGTAACTTTGCTGACAAGCGTACCCGTATTGCAGCCAATTACTTCTCTCACTCTGACCTATCAGTACAGATGTACTCAGGCGCAGACTGGTACTTAACCTATGGTTTCGTTCCTTTCATGATTGAATTGGACGAAGAAAGCAAGTTGCCGCGTATTCGCGTAGAAAATCCGATTGGGGCTTACCCAGAATTCGACCGCTACGGACGCTGTGTGGCATTTGCAAAACGCTATATGATGACTCTTGGAGAACTGGTCGCACAGTTCCCAGAGTATGAGACTCAAATCCTGGGTCGTGACGGCTATCAGCAGGACCTGCATGCGCAGGTCGAGATGGTTCGTTACTATGACAAGGACCAATCTGTAATTTATCTGCCCCGAAAGGGCAATCTAGTTCTATCTAGCGCATTGAATCCAATGGGCAAGATGATGGTTGTCGTGGCGCGTAAGCCGTCTATTGATGGCGAAATGCGTGGACAATTCGACGACGTATTAGGTATTCAACTTCTCCGCAACCGTTTCGCCTTATTGGCAATGGAAGCAGCAGAGAAGAGCGTTCAGGCGCCAATCGTATTACCGCAAGACGTACAAGAACTCCAGTTGGGTGGCGATGCGGTAATTCGTACCGCCAACCCAGCGGGCGTTCGTCGTGTCGAATTGAACATCCCGCAAGGCGCGTTCACAGAAGCACAACTCCTTAACCAGGAACTTCGCTCAGGTACTCGTTATCCAGAAGGACGTTCTGGTAACATTGATGCAAGCATCGTTACTGGTCAAGGCGTACAGGCACTTATGGGCGCCTTTGATACACAGGTCAAATCAGCACAGGCAATCTTTGCTTCTGCTCTACGTGATGTCGTTTCTCTCTGCTTTGAAGTAGATGAGAAGATGTTCTCACAGGAGAAGACAATCCGTGGTGTTGACTCTGGTAGCCCATACGAGATTACCTACAAGCCAACCAAGGACATTAAGGGTGACTACTCTGCTGATGTTCGTTACGGTATGCTTGCTGGTCTCAACCCCGCACAGGGGCTTATCTTTATGCTACAGGCTCTTGGTGGAGGACTTATCTCCAAGGACATGGCTATGCGTGAACTCCCATTCACTGTAAACGTCACACAAGAACTTGAAAAAATCGAAATCGAAAACATGCGTTCATCACTTCTTAGCGGTATTACTGCGATGGCTCAGGCTATCCCAGCAATGGCTACATCAGGCGGAGACCCAGCATCTATCGTAACTAAAATTGCAGGAGTAATATCTGCACGTCAAAAGGGACAATCTCTTGAAGAGGCTATCTCTAACGTGTTTGCTCCAGAGCAACCAGTTCCTCCTGCTGGGGCTGCACCTTCTCCTGTTGAGCAGCCGTCCCCTGTTCCAGGCGCGGCTCCAGTGGGAGGTTCTCTTATGGGTGGGCCTGCATCTGCTGCACCAGCACCAGATTTACAAACAATTTTATCTACTCTAAGTGGTAGCGGCAAAGCAACGGGACGAGTTACAACTAGGGGATAGTAATGACAACGCTAGTAGCGATACAAGGTGACGGTTGGTCGGTATTAGGATGTGACTCAAGGCTCAGTGATGACCACGGTCGCTTTCAGATTGCTAAAACACCTAAGATTATAGATAACAATGGAGTACTGATTGCAGGGTGCGGTTCATCCCGTGCTAGCAACGTATTGCATTATGGCTATGTTCAACCTAAGCCAACACTTAAAGAAGACTTGAATACCTATATGACTACCAAGTTCATACCACAAATGCGCAAGCATTTCGTGGATGCAGGTATCGACATGAAAGAGGACGGCGATGTTGCGCAAATCGACGGTGGATTCATTGTATCAGTCAAAGGGCAAGTCTTCTCGGTCTCTGAGGACTATTCTTGGGATACCGATATTCGTAACGTATATGTTATGGGTAGCGGTGGCGATGTTGCCCTCGGCGCGTTGGCAGCGTTGGGTGTGGAAAAAGTAAAGACTATTAACCAAGCAGAGAGCATTATACGTAAGGCGATTGCTATTGCAGTCCAGTATGATAATATGTGCTCTGAACCAATTCATATATTTAAACAATACGCATAGGAGTAAACATGGGTGGACAAGGAAGTGGCGGTCCTAACGGCGGACCACAGTACAATCCAGCGAATGTTTCAGGTACTGGCGGAGCAGGACAGAGTGGCGATTACACTGGCTTTGCCTATGGCGAAAACAAGGAAATCAACCAATCTAGAGTTCAAGGCAACGAAGCAGTTGCAACAACAAAGGCGGCAGGCGTGACAACTTCACAGGCTCCCTACGAGGGAATCAATATGCCACAACTTGGCACACTATTAGACCCAACCAATAACCCATCTGAGCCAATCAGTGCTGGTGTAGACTTCGGTCGAGGACCAGGGTCAGAAGCACTACCAAAGGGATTCGGTGGAAACACTCTTCCTGAGGAAAATGCAGAGGTTATTAGAAACTATCTGCCTGACTTAGCATTTGCTGCGCAGTCACCAAGTGCCCCAGATTCATTTAAGCGTTTTGTAAACTACCTTGTTGACAACAGCCAGAGGCTAGATACCAATGGATGATGTAGCATGGCTACCTGGAAGTCTTTTTGACAACATCGACAAGTTCGCAAACTCTCTCGGATATCAGAATGCAGCCATTGTTATGGAACTTGCAATGATGTCTTGGGCTTCACCAGAAGAAAGAGATGCATTTATTGTTGGCATTACTGGACAAGATGCACAGGGCGGAACTGAAAAAAATTACATTAAACAAAAATTTTAGGGGGTAAGAATGTCTGCATGGGATACATTTAAATCCACCCTCGGTGTCGTCGGCAAGAAACTTACTGGTGGCGGTTCATATCTTAACGAAGAAGAACAAAAAAGAGAAGAAGCCTTTACAGCAACCGTAAGAGGCGCTCTTGACAAAGTAAACCAGGAGTTGGAATCTACTGCTCCAGGGCGTTTAGCAAAGGCTGCAGCAAAATCCAGCGCTGACATTCTTCTCAGGGCCGCAGTCCAGTTCAATGACAAAATTTACTCACCACTTATCTCACGCCCAATTTCAACACTAGGATTACTCACTGACCTAACTTCTCCCCTTTACCAAAAGGGCGAGTTTGATGAAGGCTTTCAATTTTCTGACATCAAGGCAGCGTACAACCGCAGCGAAAAAGTGTCTGCTATGCAGGCTCTTACAAAGTCAAACCTAATACCCTTTGTTAATCCAATATCATACTACGTCCTAAAAACTGGCAAGATTGACCTAGATACTGTCAACTTGTGGAATGACGAAAGTATCAAGAAGAACTTTGTTGATAATGCAGTTGGACGTTGGTACACTGGTATTGGTGACTTCCTTGTAGGAAACAAGGGTATCGGTCTTGCTGCTAGGGCTACTGGCATTGGAGCCAAGGCTGTTGGCAAGACTACAGGTTTATACACCAAGAACAAGAGCGTTGATGCTTTTGGCGCAGATATAGACAACGGAATTTTATACGCTAGCACTAATGGTGCTCAAGGCGCTCAGACAGTTGCAGGAAGCCACGTATTGTTGCTTTCTTCTACTAAGGACTGGGGAGTCATTGAGGACCTAGTAACTAAGTATAGCACAAATGAAAGATTGATTCCAATCATTCGTGAGACATCAGATGCAAATGTTGTCAGGGATATTCTCCTTGCCGACAAGGGAAACCTCGCTGCATTAGAGCGCTTAGCAGCAACATCTAGTGATAAACTTTTTGACATGGCTGACGTAAAGTCTCAGATACGTGTTAAGGCTATTCAAGACGGAGAAGTACCTAAGCCAACTGGTGCATCTGCAGAGCGTTTGAAGAAAGCATTTGATGATGCAATCAACAACGACCCACAGTTCACAAAGATTAGAGATGCATTCTTTAGTGCAGATGGCGGACTGCTTTACGGCGCCAAGAACTACATGCCTATTGAACCAACTGTCGGCGCTGGCGCACTCATCAAGGGGCAAAGCGCTGCACGTGGAGTAAAAACTGCAATTCGTAGCAGAGAATACGATAAGTTATCAGGACTTGTTGAAACAACAATTGGTACTACTGCTGGTGGTTTAGTGATGAAGGGCGTGCGCCTTGCTGGACGTGCCACAGAAGCACTTCCTGCTGGCTTTGTATCCCTATCTGGTATGCGTCCAATGCAGGCACGTGTAGAACTTACTGGCTTCCTAAACAACATGAAGATGTTTAGAGATGGTGCTGCTAAGGTTGAGACACAGCCTGGTCTATTTGAGAAGGTTTCAGTTGTTCGTGCTCGCCTTGAAGACGAATACATGAATACTCTTGGCAAAGGTTCTATTGCACAGGTAGAGGCCCTCAAGTCAATCGATGCCAAAGTTGGCCGTATGCTTGCATACAAGGCTGGAATATACAACGAAAAGCAAATCAATGCATATGTAGCACGTTTCCAAATGAACGTTAGCAAAGGAATGCAGTCCGTAAAGGAAAACGGATTTGGCATTGGCTTTGATGGCAACGTGACACTTGTTGAGCCTCAAACGCTGCGTCAGTTTGCAGAATCTTATCGCTTCACTCCTTGGGATGATATTGAAACCCAACTTGATATTGAAGCAGCAAAAGGTCTTACTAAAAAGGGCCTACAGGGCAATCGTGCTGGAAGAGACATCTTTGGTGAACTAAACAAGGTGTGGACATTTGACGTTCTTGCTCGTCCTTCTTATGCTTTTAAGCAGTCATTATTTGAGCCAATCATCAGCGTTGGCTTGTCACAAGGCATTGCTTTCGTAAGAAACGAAATCATTGCTCAGGGAACTAAGCGAGCATCAAAGAACTTCTACAACTGGTCTAACGACTGGGTTAGAAAGAATGTTGTAAACAAGTCTGAATATAAGGCTGTTGCTACCAATGTATCTGATAGGTCTCAGATGCTACAGCAGGCTATCGCCGCAAAGAACTACGCAGAGACAACCGTTAGCGACCTACTTAAGGGTGCGTCTCCCGCAACAAAAGCACAGCACCTATCTGCTGCAAGAAAAGAACTTAAGGCTATTAAAGAGATTGTTGATGGCCTAGAACTAGACCTTCGTGATGCTATGGTTCCTTACGGACTCACAGAAGCAATTCCAAGCATGGCAACACTAGAACGCAGAGTGGCTTACCTTGAGGCTAACCCAGGTATTACTAAGAAAAAGGCAGAAGTCAAGAAGGCTAAAGCGGCTATTGATAAGTACAAAGATATAGTAAGCAAGATGGCTACCAATAAAAAGGTAATCATGGATGCTGACGAAGCCGTTCAGAAAGCATACGCTAGCATTGATTCTGCTATCAAGGAACTTGGCGAAGCCAGAATGAAACAAGCCGATACTTTTGGTAAGAGCGCAAAGTTTAAAGAGCGTTATTACTCAAAAGAGAAGCACACCATTATTCTTAATGGCACACAGCACCATATTGACTCTTTTATCCAGGAGCAAAGCGGAGGAAGCGCAAGCAACTTTACTGCAGCGGTCCGCGCCGAAACACAGAACGCTAGAACAACGCAGATTAACTTCCACGGAGAAGTAGCCGTTGCTGCTGGCGTTGCTGCAATTAAGCGCAAGATTCCTATGTCAAAGATTGGCGTTGGGGAAGAAAACTACTTTGAAGAGTTGGCAGATATTGCTAATCGTCAATATCGTGGTGAACCTCTCATGGACTTAATCTTTGGGGAAACCCCGATAGAAGAGATTATCCGCTGGGGAGCGACTCCAGCAGGAAAGTCATATCTTAAGGCTTTTGGTATTGTGGACGAGAAGCAAGCCGTATCTCACCTAACCGAGAAGGTTGAACTTGTCAAGCGCATGTACCCTTCTAATGAGGCTAGAGCAGCAATCCTTAAGGGCGAAATAACATCGCAGCAACTTGAAAAGTTCCTCGCTCCTTACCTTGATGAGTTGTATGATATTATCCCAGCCAACCACAACTACGAAGCATTAACATTTGGCGTAAGTGGCGTTGCTACTGCAGCGCAAGGATACAACAAGATGATGACCAAGGTCATGACTAAACTTGCAAGCGTTGAAAATCCTATTCGTGCTACTCTTTTTGAGAAGTTAGCAGTGGAAAATGTTGCGCGACGAGCACAGTACTTAATGGACCAGGGTGTTGAAATGACAACCACCCAGTACAATGCATTACGCCAGGGCGCAGCACGTGAGGCTTTACAGGAGACAGAGAAGACTCTCTATACTATCAACAATCCTAATCGTCTCATTAACTCACTACGTGGAGTTATGGCATTCCCAGCAGCAAACGCTAACGCATTTATGCGCTATGGTCGTCTTGCAGCCAATAATCCAGGACGCGCCGCTAACCTAGTATCAAACTACGGACGCTCTTATACAACATTTGGTGTGGATGAGTATGGTAATCCAACTGACGATATTGACAAGATAAGTCACCTGATTGTACCTGGAACCAACGAACTAAATTGGGGTTCAAGAGGAGAGGGTATCAAACTCAGTGCTCAGTCACTAGGATTCCTTCTCAACCGTCCGAGCCCGTCATTCATTACAGGTCTTTCGGTCGGTCAAACCATGCAGAAGTTCCATAAATCAGAAGCAGAGTTCGAAGAGTTGATGACATGGGGCGGTACTAACTGGTACAAGGTTATCTTCCCTTATGGTCCACCTACATCAGTAAGAGATGCCTACACTCCACCTTGGGTTAAGAACATTGTTAACACTGGCCCAGAATGGCAGAGAGAACTTGCATCTAAGATATTTGGTAAGAGTGGACAAAGGGACTACTTAAGTTCATGGAAGTCTGTTTACAACTACAACGCAATGTTGGTTGAAACAGGAGTCCAAAAGAAGATGCCTTCTGATGCAGAGATAGAGAAGCAAGTACGCGGTCTATTCCGCGCTAAGTTCTTCTCTGTATTCGCTTCACCTTATGCGGGTATTCCTTACAAGATTGACAACACTCCAATGTCTCTTACCTCAAACTTATACTACAAGTTACAGGAAAAGTACGTTGCACAAGGAATGGCTAGCCAGGACGCACGTGACGCTGCTGGCGAAGAGATGCTATCCCTACTTGGACCTAACTTCATGTTGGATAGAGTGACCTTTACTGGTTCATCTAAGAACCTAAACATGCCTGCAACAAGCGAGGCTTACGCACGCGTGTTTGACGATAACAGAGACCTGCTAAAGCGCCTCGTTAACATTGAGCCTGGCGAAATTGGTCTAGTTGGTCTGCTTACTGCTGACCTAGATTACGACCCAGCAAAGCAGTCAAACAACATTCTTACTCTCCTTGCTAACCCAAGTGCAACGCTACCAGGTACAAGCAAGAATCTTAACGAACTCAAGATGACCCCACAGGAAATCGAAACTGAGCGCATCAAGCAGCGCACTTGGAATACCTACATGGCTACCAAGCAGGCTCTAGAGGCAAAGATTACCGATGGTAGAACTCTACGTTCTTACCCAGAACTCAAGGCAGTCCTAGACAACCTTGCTGCTACTACTTTCAGAGAACAGAGCCAAGCATGGTATGACCAATACCAACTTGCTCAGAGTGGGGATACTTCCTACAAGTATGCTCGCGCACTTACAGAAATTACAAGTGACCCAAAGTTCATGGAAAAGAACGGCAAGAAACAGTTCTGGCTAGACGCACAAGAGTTTCTTACTGCTCGTTCAATGTTCTCTGCAGCATACCAAATGTTGCCTGACTATGACCCACGTAAGGCTATGCTTAGAGAAGCATACAACATGTGGACAGAGCAAAACGTTGGTCAATGGGATGGTAACTTGAAGACAATTATTACACGATACTTTGACAATGACTCGCTAAAGGCGGCTAACTAATATGGCAGAAGATACTAAGACACCATTAGCGGATGCGCAGAAACTTCCTGCTGGCGTAAAAGAAATCATTGATGCCGTATTTGCAAGTGGTGGAGGGACTAACAGCCCAAGGTCTGGCACTGAAGTATCAACCAAGAAAACCAAGTTAACAACCCAGACCGCTCAAGAGATTATGCGTTTGGCAGCAGAAGATGCTGGCTACACTGCAAAGTTTTCAAAAGAAGATGTAACTCAATTCATCAAAGAATTTGATGCTGCACAGAACAAGCAGGTCGAGAAGGTACTTACCACTACCTCCCAGAAGACAGTTGAAGGTGCAACTCCTGAGGCCGTTGACAAAACAATGTCATCTACTGCCCAGACAGAGTATCCATCTTTCTTTAGACCTGGTGATTTTGCTGTAGACTGGGTTTGGAAAAAGGTAAACTTTGGTGACGAGAAGTCGCTCGGAGCCAAGTCTCTTGATGCTCTGGCACAGGCACGTGGTCTAGTTGATAAGTTCAATCTTCTTGGAGTAACTGACAGAGATATACGTATTGCTGCCAAGCAGATTGCAATGGGGAAGAAGACCATTGATGAATACAGGGTAGACTTGCAACAGATTGCAAAGAAAGAATATCCTCAGTTTGCGGACCGATTTGCTGCAGACCCAGAACTTACAACTTATGATATTGCCTCTCCTGCTATTAAGTTACTAGCAAAGACATGGGAAGTAGAAGAATCAGAGATTTCATTCGATGACCCAATTGTTTCTTCTTATGTAGATTACGCTGGACCAGATGGCAAAGGTCAACCGCCTTCACGCGCTGAGATGCTACGCAGAGCAAAGAAACACCGCAAGTACGAGGAAACCACAGAAGCAAACGAGAATGCACGTGACGCTGCAGTAGGGCTTGCAAGAGCCTTTGGATTTGGAGTATAATGACTACCGCACCAGACGAATCAGATAACAGACTAAGGGCTCGCAAATCTGCTACTCCCGCTCCTGTGGCAACGCCACCTAAGACAACAAGTTCAACATCAATGTTTACCCCAACGGTAACTATCGGTGGCGCACCTGCTGGTTATTCCCCGCTGACCCCAACGGTAACTATCGGTGGCGCACCCGCTGGATACGCAACTAAGGCACCTAATTATATTACTGGCCAAAATGTTCCTAACTACAGAACTGGCGCGAATATTCCTGCTCCAGTCCCAAAAGATAAGCCAGTATCAGAAGACAAGCCAGTATCAGAAGATGATGCTCCTAAAGAAACTGGATATACCACTGGTCAAGATGGCGAGTTGTTATTTAATGGCAAGCCATTTACTGGCAAGTTTAATGGTATTCAATTCATCAATGGTTGGAATCAAGAGCAGTACGACGAATCAGGCAATCCAAAATATAAGGTAGTTCCTGGTTCAACTGGAAAAGAACTTGGTTCTGATAAAACTTTAGCAAAAGATACATTCAAGAATACTCTTGCATTATTTTTTGGCGCACAGGAAATGTCAAAGGATTGGGCTGATGCGCTCTACACTTTGGCATCAGGGTTCTACAACACTGGCTCAACCATTGAGGAATCACTCAATCTATCTTTGCAGGAAGCAAGAACCAACCCTGCTCTCAAGCCATTTACAGACCGCTTCAAAGGTGTTTACGCACTCCAGGATAGACTAACCAAGGGTGAAGCCATTGAGGTTCCAACCATTGCTGAGTTCTTTAAATCAGAGGCTGCTATGGGCAATGTACTGCGTGAAGCAGGTATGGCCGAACTCGCTACACAGGAATTCTTAGGTGGGATTCTAGGACTGGGTAAATCCGTCCTTGAAGTAACCAACCTAATTAATGATACTTTTAGTTCAATTGATAATGCTCCTGCAGCACTTAAGACCGACCTACAGTCAATCATGCAACTAGGCGTAAGCCGTACAGATATTGCCAAAGCGCTTCTTACTGGCGCAGAAGGCGCAAAGGAACTTAATAAGAAGATTGCTAATATTAGTACCTTCTCCGCTGCTAAGTCACAAGGCGTTGCAGTTGATATGGGTACAGCAGCCGATATTGCAGCAAGCGGATTCGATTATGGCAAATCACTTACTGGTTTCGGAAATGTCAAGCGACTAGAACGCGGACAGGCACTAGGACGAATGAGTGGAATTGACTTCACTCAAGAAGATGCAATTGCGTCTACGTTCAAGTCAAGTGCTGCTGCAGATGAAGAGATTCGCAGAATTGAAGAAGATGAGCGAAATAGATTTGCTGCACGAAGCGGTCGACTTGCCTCGCAACGTAGAAGTACTGCTGGCTTAATCTAAATAGAATCCTGGCGGACCCATCGGCCCCGTCAGCGTAATAGACCGATAGCAAGAGCCAACCTAGTTCCCCGACTAGCAATTGAGGCTTGCGACTACAACGAATAGAAGGGTGGTTGCTATGAGCAACAACTACTGGGATGACGAAGACGAAGACCTCGATACAGAGACAGAAACACAGATGGACGGAAGCGACTTACTAAAGAAGTTGCGTAAAGCCAAGCGTGCAGATGAAAAGCGTATCAAAGACCTCACAGAGCAACTTGAGACATTATCCAAGGGGCAGCGTGAGCGTATCGTCAAAGAAACCCTAGAAAAGAAGGGTGTAAATCCAAAAGCAATACGACTAGTCATGAAAGACTTGGATGACATTAACGAAGAGTCAGTGAATAACTGGCTTGACGAAAATGCAGACTTGTTCGGACTAGAAGTACGCGAGGATGCGCCTGAAACGAATAACCAGAATCGTGCGGCCCTACGCCAGCAAGATATGGTTACTCAAGGTGCAATAACACCTGACCGAGCCGAAGACATGTCTATGAGGATTGCTAATGCGGAATCCGCAGAAGAAATCATCAACATGATTTACGGCGCACAAAACTAATCATAGTTTCTAACTACAAAAAGGAAATAACCTAAATGGCTAACGCATACGTATCCACTGCTTCCGATAACCTCGGCGGCACAGCGGGTTCTGCTGGTTTAGTACAGAAGGCTTATGACCGACTTCTCGAGTTCGCGCTCCGTTCAGAGCCACTCATTCGTTCAGTCGCTGATAAGCGTCCTGCTAAGCAAAGCATCCCAGGTTCAACAGTTGTTCTACAACGCTACGTTGACCTCTCAGCAGCAACAACTGCACTCACAGAAACAACAGACCCAGATGCAGTAGCAATGTCTACACCAACAACAGTTACTATTACTCTTAACGAGTACGGTAACTCTGTTCTTGTAACACGTGCTTTGGAACTCTTCAGCCTTGCTGATGTAGACCCAGCAATTGCTAACATCATTGCATTTAACCTTGCAGATTCAATTGACGCAGTAGCAATGGCAACATTGCGTGCTGGAACAAACGTAATCTACTCAGGTTCAACTGCTACATCTACAGCAACAATTACTGCTGCAGCAACAATTTCATCTGCAAACATCCGCAAGGCTGTTGCTAAGTTGCGTGCTAACAAGGCTGTCGCTCGCAAGGGTTCACTCTACTGGGCTGGTATCCACCCAGAAGTTTCACACGACCTTCGCGCTGAGACAGGTTCAGCAGGATGGCTCCTTCCAAATCAGTACGGTTCATCACAGGACCGCATCTGGGCGGGAGAAATCGGTACATACGAAGGTGCATACTTCGTAGAGTCACCACGTCTATACAACGCTACAGACGGAGCATCATCTGCTCGCAACTACCGCACAATCATTGCTGGACAGCAAGCGCTTGCAGAAGCAGTTGCTGAAGAGCCACATGTAGTCATCGGACCAGTCGTTGACAAGTTGATGCGTCACCGCCCAATGGGTTGGTACGGCGTACTCGGCTTTGCTCGCTACCGCGAAGAAGCACTATACCGAATCGAATCAGGTTCATCAATCGCTTAGTTGATTGACGGGTGGGGCTAGGGAAACCTAGCCTCATCAGTAAGTTAACTAGAAGGAGTATCATGGCAAACTGGACGTTCACGACACCAATAATAGAAGAAGGTCCTGCAGGAGGACATCGCCTATTTCATTTCTACCGACTCAATAGAGGGATTACCATTGTCAAAGAGGATGGCGAATATTACCAAACTCGATATCCAGTGGATGAGGACCTGGCAACATTTGAAGAAGTCTATCGTGGTGGCTACGCCCACACTGTAGATGATGCAACAAAGGCAGCACTTATCGCTGGCGGAGTAGATGTGACAGAAGCAAACTTTACAGCACAGTAGGGACACCATGAATTTACATCAGATACAGGCACATCCAGAGTATGTTGAAGGATGCTTTGGCTGCAAGATAGGAACTCTTGAACTAGGCACTGGTGATGCTACCAGAGACATTCCAGATAAGAAATGGAACTCTGAATTGCAAGCCTATCGAGATGCAAGAGCGCAGGGAATGCAGCCAGCAGGAACAAGTCGCAGAGATATACAAGCAGCATACACAGCGTCTGAAACATTAGGTAAAGCGTACAACGCAGAGACCATGCCAAAGACAAAAGATATAACCAAAAAAACCGTCGAAGTTATGAAAGAGATTGGACAAGTATAATGTGCGTTAAATGTGGTTGTGGTAAGAAAAAAGGACAAGCAGGTTTTGGCATGGGACCTAATGCAAAGACTCCAGTCAAGAGAGTGGCCAAGAAGGCCAAGAAGAAGATGGTAAAGTAATGGCTGGAATGAATTCAGGGTACGCAAACGAAAGAGAACTCGCCAGGGCTATGGCGAAAGCAAAGGCAAAATCTAAGACGCTGCTTCCAGCGCCATTTAAAAATGAAAAAGAAATGGCAGATGCAATTGCCAAGCAAGTTGGATTTACATCCCCAAAAACAAAGGTATCACCAACTCCAAAGCCTAAGCCTACTAAGAAGGCTACGCCTTCACCAAAGCCTAAGGCAACACTTGGTCCACTACCTAAGAATCCAACGCTTAACGATTACCTTGCCCGTGGCTTGAAGCCACCAATCAAGGGAAAAGGTAAACTACCAAGTGATGCAGATGTTAGACTTAGAGGATACAACGCATAATGAAAAAGGCTTTCTGGGACACTAAGAATCCCAAGAAGAAATCTAAGCCATTGACTCCAGCACAGAAGGCTAGAGCAAAGGCAAGGGCTAAGGCAGCAGGTAGGCCTTATCCTAATCTAGTAGACAATGCAGCAGCAAGGAAAAAGAAAAAGTGAAAGACTCGAGATTAACTCGGGCTGGTGTGTCTGGCTTTAACAAGCCAAAGAAGACACCTAGCCACCCTACTAAGTCACACGTTGTTGTGGCTAAGGTAGGTAGCCAGATTAAGACCATACGCTTTGGACAACAAGGCGTTTCTGGCTCACCTAGAAAACCAGGAGAGTCTGCATCATATGCAGCGCGTCGCAAATCCTTTAAGGCGCGTCATGCTAGTAATATATCTAAAGGAAAACTAAGTGCCGCATATTGGGCAGATAAGGTGAAATGGTAATGGCAAAGATAGCAATGAATGGCGGAAAGCCAGCAAAGAAGTCAAACTTTACATACGGTTCTGGGAATGCTCCTACCGCTAAGAAGGTTGCAGTAAAGCAGGATATGATTGATTTTATTAAGGCGCAGGGAATGACCAGGGCTCTCAAGCGTGCTGGTTCAATGAAGGCTAAGGGTACCAAGGGTGAAGCAGAGTTCCTCGAGGGTGTAAAGCGTATGTACGGTGCTAACCGTCTAGCGGCTGCAACAAAGGCAGCAACCCCAGCAAAGGCTCCAGTATTAAAGAAGACAGCCCCTAACAAGCCTAAGGCTACTGCTAAGAAGATAACAGAAGCACCAAAGTACAACCGTTACACAAGATAAAAAATTAAGTAATCGAAAAAGGTGGGGACAATGGCACAAGAAACAGTATCAATCGCTTGGTGCGATAATGGAATGGTTGATGGCAAGTTCATGCAGGGCGTCACTGACGTTATGCTTAAGTCTGGACTTGAGTTTACCACAACACTACGAAGCCAAGGCAACCAAATTGCAAGACAGCGTGAAAAGATAATTCGTTACTGGTACGAGAATAACACATCGGAGTGGTTGCTCTGGGTTGACTCAGATGTTGTTATTACACCAGAAAAGTTTAAGTTACTCTGGGATAACAAGGACGCCATAGAGCGCCCTATCCTCACTGGAGTATACTTCACAACGGACACACCAGAAGAACCATTGATGATTCCAATGCCAACTATCTTTAACTTCTCAGAAGCCGAAGATGGTGTGGTTGGTATTAAGAGGGTTCACCCAATGCCAGAGAATAAACTTATTAAAGTCGAGGCAGCGGGTATGGGATTTGTCCTTATGCACCGAAATGTAATCGACAAGATTATTGAAGCGGTTGGCAACGAGATTGCCATCTTCAACGAGATTGGTACTGGCAAGACATTTATGGGTGAGGATATCTACTTCTTCGCGTTAGTCGGCAAGGCAGATGTCCCAGTCTACTGTCACACAGGTGCGGTAGTCCCACACATGAAGAGGTTCTCATTTGATGAGCACTACTACAAAGCCTTCTTCGGTGGAGTAGAAAAGAAATCTAATTTGATATTACCAAAGCGCAACACGAAAGGCTAAACAATGGCACTAGGCAGAGCAGGTAGCAGTCTAACAGCAGAACTTAATAGGTTGGCTGGAATTACTGATGTTACAAAATTCCTTGATGAACAAGGCGCTGCTAATGTCTGGGCTGGAACCACTGGCCTTGCAACTGTAGGTGCTCTTAATATCAAGGCAGAGGCTGGACGTACAAGAGATAAGTTCAAGAGTATCAATGGTATCTGTAACGAACTTGCTGGAACAACTGGGCTTGCAGCCCCTGCAGCGCTAAGGAGCATAGACGCATGAGTGCAAAACATAACCTAGTCTGCGAAGAAGGTGCAACCTTCACGTTTAACTTTACAATTAAAAATGGCGATACGCTATGGAATCTGACTGGCTATAGCGCTACCATGACCGTGCGTCCATTCATTGGCTCAACCGAAACTACCGTTCTTGCCACTAACGGCAATAGTCGGATTGTCCTAGGTGGAGCAGCAGGAACTGTTGCGGTTACACTTAACGCTACAACCACCGCTGCTCTAACTGCGGGCAAGTATGTTTATGATTTAGTTCTCAATTCGGGCTCAGTGGTTACACGCCTTCTCGAGGGAAGATTCGTTGTAACCCCATCGGTAACTGCATAACATGAGTGAGACTATTGTAGTTGTTGAGCAGCCCTCAACAGATAACATATCCGTAAACATTAGTCCCGATACAGAAGCGATTGATGTAATTGTCCAGACACTTGAGACACCAGAGACAACTGTTGTTCTATCAAACGACCAGGGTCCACAAGGTATCAAGGGTGATACTGGGGCAGTAGGACCTGCAAACACTCTAACAATTGGAACTGTTGCCAACGGCGCAACCGCAGCAGCGACGATTACTGGTACTGCACCAACACAAACTTTAAACTTGGTTCTTCCTACTGGAGCCACTGGCGCTGCAGGAACTGCTGCTACAGTAGCAATCGGTACTGTCTCATCTGGTTATCCAGGATTTGATGGTGCTGTTACGAATGTCGGAACTTCTACTGCGGCTATCCTAGACTTTATTGTTCCTAGAGGACCAACAGGCGCTACAGGCGCTACAGGCGCTACTGGTGCTACAGGAGCAACTGGTGCGCAAGGACCTACTGGACTCACTGGTCCGACTGGAGCAACTGGTCCACAAGGACCACAAGGCATTCAAGGCGAAACAGGACCCACGGGGGCAACTGGAGCAACGGGAACTACGGGAGCAACAGGTCCAACAGGACCAACTGGTCCAACAGGTCCTACAGGTCCAGCAGGGCCAACAGGTGCTACAGGCGCCACAGGCGCTACGGGTGCAGCAGGAGCCAATGGTGCTGACGGTTTAGATGGCGATGTGTACAAGACAACATCATCATCTTCGATTACAATTGCATCAAGCGGGTCTATAACTTTTACGATAGGAACGGGTCTATCGTACTCCACTAACCAGACCGTTCTTGTATCATACGACTTAAATAATCACATACACGCAGAGGTTGATTCATACAACTCAAGCACTGGTGTAATGGTAGCAAACATTACAGACTATGAAGGTTCTGGAACTTATACTTCATGGACAGTCAATCTTTCTGGAGCCGTAGGTATTGCTGGTCCGACAGGACCAACTGGCGCTACAGGCGCTACAGGCGCAGCAGGTGCTGCAGGTGCCACGGGCGCTACAGGACCGACAGGACCGACGGGGCCTCAAGGTCCAACAGGACCCGCAGGTGCTAATGGAACCAATGGAACCAACGGTACTAATGGTACCAACGGACTAAATGCAATTTACGAAGATGACCAAGCCGTAATTTCAATGCAAGTATTCGGATAGGATAACAATGGCAACGTACACTAAGCAACTCCTTTCAGGCTCTACACAGGGTCAGCCAATCACAGTAGTGGCTACTGCCTCAACTGGAACAACTGTTCACTCAACTGGTACATCCTCATCTGTCATTGATGAAGTTTGGTTATACGCCAACAACACTTCAACTTCACCAGTATTGCTCACAGTGCAGTTCGGTGGCACTGGCGCAGTGCAACACGCAAAGCCAATCACTCTTGCCCCGCAGTCAGGCGACGTTCTTATTGTTGCTGGCTTGCCGTTGACAGGTACAGGTTCAGCAGCAAACACAGTAGCAGCCTTTGCTGCGACAGCATCAGTCATTACAATTTCAGGTTACGTCAACAGGATTTCCTAATGGCTAATCCAAATCGCAGAGGTCAAGCAGGCTCACCAGTATCAGATGGTATGCAAGGTTCAAACTACACCCCATTTGAAAACACTCACCTTAATTTTCCTTACGGCTTGCGCTTACAACAGACAATCAATGCTGGAACTACATCAGTAACTATTCCTAACGGGATAACTTTTGTTTATGCTATTGCAGTTGGCCCTGGCGGACGCGGTGGTGGAGGCTCTGCTGGCGGTGGTGGTGGTGCGGGTGGCATTGCTTGGGGTTGGACTTTAGCAACACCAATCTGTCACGTTGGATTAGGAAGCGGTACCTCTCTTACTAGATACACTCGCTACGGAAGTATCATTGCTAACGGCGGTGGTAGCGGTGGTGCTGGTGGTGCTGGTAGCGGTGAGAGTCTTGGCGCTGGTGGCGGCGGTGGTGCTAGTGGAAGTAGTACAAACGGCGGTACTGGCGCAGGTAATTATTGGGGAATGCCTGGTGGAGCAGCCGCTGTAGGCTCTTCTAGTACACCTGCTAGACCAGGCGCTGGCGGCGGCGGCGGTACATTTACCGCTGGTGCAACTATTGCGACAAATGGTGGCGACGGTATTTCAGGCGGTGGTGGGGGTGGTGGTACAACAACTTGCTTAACTGGCGGCAATGGTGGTTCAGGTTTTGCAGGCGGTGGTGGTGGTAGTGCGTTTGCCACTGGAACTCGTCTAGGCGGTACAGGCGGTTCGGGAAGAAACATTATTGACTATTCAATAACTTACACGGGCGGCACTGGCTCTACTGGGTCAAGTTCGAATGGTGCTGGCGGAGGTGGAGCAGGAGTGGCAGGAAATGGCACAAATGCCTCTGGAACAACAGGCGGCGCAGGCGGACTTGGCGGCGGCGGTGGTGGTGGTGGAGCCTCTGGCGGTGGTGGCATAGGTGGCAATGGAATACTTTATCTTTTTTACTAGGAGTCAATTATGAGCGTATCTATTTATAGTAATTCATCATTTACTGATTCCCCTTATGGACTTAAACTCCAACAAACTTTTACTGCATCAAGTTCATCTGTTGTAATACCAACTGGCATTAACCGTGTCTACGCAATCGTTATTGGCGGAGGTGGTTCGGGTGGTTCAGTAACAACGGCTGGCGCTGCAGGTGGAGGTGGCGGTGGTTATTCCGCTGGTTGGACTTACCCTTCAAATACCGTAATTGTTGGAACGGGCGGCGTTAATGCCAGTACTAATAGTAATGGACAATCTGGTACCGCATCTTCTTATGGAATGGTTTTTGCAGGCGGTGGTAGCGGTGGTCAAGGTGCTGGCGGTGGTGGTGGTGGTGCGGGCGCTGGAGCAATAAGCATATTCACGGCTGGCACCTCGTCTACAATTAGTTACACGGGTGCAGCAGCAGTAGGCAGTGCTACTATTGGCTATGCTGCTGGCGGCGGTTTTGGCTCAGAAGGTCCCCCTGGTGTTTCAGCGGGAGGCGGAACAAGTAATGGCGTAACAACAGGAACTCGCGTTGGACTTAACGGCGGTAGTGGGTTCACTTGTGGCGGCGGAGGAGCAGTGGGAACAACAGGTTTAGGCACAGGAGGTAACGGTGGTACTGGCGATTTTTACGCTGGTGGTACTGGCTCGTCAGGTACAGGAATAACTTTTGGTGGCGCTGGTGGCGGTGCTGGTTTCGCAGGCGCTGGTTCAAATGGTTCCGCTAACAACGGCGGCAACGGTGGTTTAGGTGGTGGCGGTGGTGGTGCTGCGGGTAGTGGCGGTACTGCTGGCTCAGGTGGCGATGGCATCGTTTATCTTTACTATTAAAATTTAGTATTCAATAATTAAAACAACAACGGAGGAATAATGGCAACACTCAAGGATATGGTTGACGAGGTTCGTGCGAACCTTGCTGGGTATACTATGCGTCAAGACCGCATTACCTATCTAGCCAATACCTCTGGTATTTCGACAACAGATACATCCATCATCATTGGTTCATCAAGTAACCTTGCTAAAGGTGTTATCGAGATTGACGAAGAACTCATCTGGATTGATTCATTTGATAAAACATCTAGCACGCTCAACGTAATTCCAGGGTTCGGTAGAGGATATTCTAATACCTCACCTGCCCCTCATGCACGTTACTCACAGGTGACACTATCCCCAACCTTCCCAAGAGTATCAATCAAGCAGGCAATCAATGATACAATTAACTCTGTATTTCCAAAGTTATGGGCAATCAGGTCTACAACATTTTCCTTTAATGCGGCTGTAACAACATATGCTTTGCCTGACGATGCCGAAGATGTGCTGGCAATAACATGGCAGACTGTTGGGCCAAGCAAAGAATGGCTACCTGTAAGACGTTGGCGTATGGATGGTATGGCAAATGCCACAGCATTTAACTCTAACTCCACAGTAACAATTAGTGACGCTATCGTTTCTGGACGCACAGTCCAGGTATGGTATACTACGCAGCCAAGCACGCTAGATTCAAACACAGAAGATTTTGCAGACATTACTGGGCTACCAGAAACTTGCCGAGATGTAATCACTCTAGGTGCTGCATACAGATTGCTATCCTACCTCGATGCTGGACGTATTAACTTAACCTCCGCTGAGTCAGATAACGCTGACGCAAAAATCCCATCAACCGCTGGCGGTACTGCATCTAAATACCTCTTTGCTTTGTACAACCAAAGACTTCAAGATGAAAGTTCAAGACTTTATGGCAAGTACCCTACTCGAATCCACTACACACGCTAAGGAACCCAAATGACACGCAAATATTCAAGCATTAGCGTACAGACAACGCTCGGTACCGCTCTATCATCATCTGGAACATCGATGACAGTAGCAACTGGAACAGCATCCGCTTTATTGGGTGGGGTAACTCTGGGTGCTGGCAACGTAGACCAATTCACACTGGCAGTAGACGCTGATACAATTAACGAAGAAATTGTATTCGTCACAGGCGTATCTTCTGACACACTAACGATTGTACGCGGTCGTGCTGGAACATCAGCAATTACCCACTCTGGCGGCGCATCGGTCAAGCATGTGCTTACATCTAATGACCTGGACTATTATACATCAGGCGTAGATAATGCGGCAACACTTACTGGAACACAGACACTTACAAACAAAACTTTAACTGCTCCAACAATGACTGCTCCAGTTCTGGGAACCCCAGCATCTGGAACGCTTACCAATGCTACTGGATTGCCTATCTCCACTGGTGTATCTGGTCTTGGCACAGGCGTAGCCACATTCCTGGGAACTCCTACATCTGCAAACTGGGCATCAGTAGTCACCGATGAAATCGGTACAGGAAATGTTCAACTTTCGGATTTGGCTACTAGCGCACAGACCGCTTCCTATACATTGGTATTAGCCGATAAGGGTAAGTTAGTCGAAATGAGCAACGCTTCTGCCAACAACCTTACTGTCCCACTAAACTCATCGGTCGCTTATCCAGTTGGTTCACAGATTAATATCCTCCAAACTGGTGTTGGTCAGACAACCGTAGTGGCTACTGGTGGCGTGACCATCAACGCTACTCCTGGATTAAAGTTACGAACACAGTGGTCATCTGCTACATTGATTAAACGCGCTACAGACACTTGGGTACTTGTCGGCGATTTGAGCGCCTAATGCCAATAATTGGAAACAATAGTTCTGGTGGTAAAAAGCCAGGCACACCAACTTCCGTAAGCGCAAGTGCTGGAAATGCATCAGCAACCGTTAGTTTTACTGAACCTTCCAATGAAGGCAAGACTGGTACAGCAACTTATGTTGCTACCTCAAGCCCTGGAAGTATAACTGGCAGTAGCACAACTTCGCCAATTACAGTTAGTTCTTTATCGAACGGAACTGCTTATACTTTTACCGTAATTGCTGATACTCCATACGGGGTGTCTTCGGATGTATCTAGCGCGAGTTCTGCCGTAACACCTACGGCACCACCTCCGCCTCCACCGCCGCCGCCACCTCCTACTCCTCCCCCTCCTACTCCTCCGCCTCCTACTCCTCCGCCTCCTACCCCGCCACCTCCTACTCCTCCGCCACCAACCCCACCTCCT